AAGAGGTCCACGTAGCGGGCCACGATGCGGCCATCCCGCCACTCGACGCGCCAGCGCAGCTCGCCCCCGAACTCGGAGGCGATCTGCAGCAGGACCTCGGTCACCGTCTTGTAGCCGTCGATGGTGATGGTCCGGCTGCCGAGCCATTCGACCTGGCCGGGCGCCCAGCGGGTGCCGGTCAGGGCGTTGGCCAGGGCCTGCGCGGCCGTCACGCCCGTCCAGGTCGCCGGCCGGACGTACTCTCCGTTTAGCTCCAGGGCCGCATTCTCGGCAGTAACCCGGCGCACGCGCTCGCCCTGACTGCTGAGTCCGGTCTCCACGGTCTTGATGCGAAACTGCTGCAGGTTGCCGTCGAGGTCCCGGATGATGACGTAGCCCTCGGGGGCGATGGTCGTGGCGTCGGGGTGGTCGGCCGGCACGGCGAACTCGTAGGAGATCGCTGCCCCCTCCAGCCGCTCTGTGTGCAGGTCCTCCACCACGGGGCAAGCAGAAGGGCCGTCCCCAAGGACGGCCCGGACGACCTCGTACTGGTCCAGCACGATGACCTGCGCCATCACAACCACCGCTCCCTATAGGCCAGCTCCACGCCGGTGACGGCCCCGGCCGGCTCCACCCCGACCGTCACCGGCTGGCCGGGCGGAAGCGAGAAGAACTGGCTCGTGGGGTCCAGCAGGTCCAGCCGCGGCTCACCATTCAGGTAGACGGCGTGCCGCTCGCAGTCGATCTCCACCACGTCCCCCGGCATGGCGATGTAGGGGACCTGGGTCGGGGCCATGTTGTTAATCCGCCAGATCTTGATGTCGCTGATGCTCTGGTTCGTGTTCTGCGTGTTGGCGTACTTCGAGAGCCACACCACCACTTGGGCGATGGGCGCCTGGAAGGCCCGGGCCTCGTCGACAACCCGAACGTACTTGCGCGTATGGTGCCGGCCCGTCTGGTCGATCTTCGCCCAGTAGGCGACCCAGGTCGTGCCCACGCGCTCAAGCCTCATGATGCCGTCGAACTGGTTCCAATGGTGCGGCACGGCGGCCTGCCCGACCCAAATGTCCTTCTGGCCGGCTGCGTTCCCCATCAGGGCCCGGGCCTCGACGCGCTTCTCGCTCTCCCAGCGGTCGCGGACCGAGATCATGCCCACGATCACGCCGTTTTCGTCGAGCAGGTAGACCTCGGCCCGCCCGGTCTGGCCGGTCAGGTTGTGCTGGCTGACCAGCACGTCGACCCGGAAGTCCTGAAGCGGCGCCTGGGGGATGCTCCGCTTGATGGCCGGCCCGTGCCAGCCGGACCCGGAGCCGTAGTCGCTCGGGTAGAACGCAGCACCATTCGTCGTCATCGTGCCCGTGGCGATGCCGTTCAGGACCTCGGTGGCCGGCCCCCAGCCGGCCAGGCTGGCGCAGGTGTCATGGAGCACCATGGTCTCCCGCTCCGCTGGCGTTTCCTCGACCGCCTCGGGACGGCCCAGCAGCACGTAGCGGTCGGGCGTGGCGACGGTCAAGTACGTAATGGGTTGCTGCACCGTCGCGCGGATCACCGGCCATGCCGGCGCCGTCCCGCCGGCCGTCACGACCGCCTCCCCGCCGACCCCGAGCGAAAGGACGTGTTCGTCCCCCAGGGCCACAGGGTCGGGGCAGAGGAACTGCAGCGTGCCCTTGCCAACGGCGACGATTTCGTCGAGGTCGGTGCTGCCGGACAGGACGGCCCGCCACGTCAGCCCCGGCTCGTCGTCGAACACAAGATCCCTGGGCTCGGTGCCGGGCTGCAGCCAGGCGGCGATGCTGCGCACCTTCGAGCGCAGGTCCGCGTAGTCTCTCGCCACCAGCTGCACGTCCACGGCGATGGTGCGGGTGCCGAGCTGGCGGCCCTGGTAGTAGCCGCCCGGCCGCCCCGGCACTTCCAGCAGCTGGGCCGTGATGGGCGGCAGGATGCCCCGGCGCACCGCAAGGACGTTCATCCCGTAGGTGCTCGAGTGCACGCCGTTGTAGCGGAACCCGCTCATGCCGTCACCACCACGCCCATGCCCCGGGCGCGCTGGTCAAAGACCTGCCGCCCCGCCAGGTTCACGTTGATATGCGGGGTCAGCATCCGACCGGCCACCGCGCCGTCGATCATCACCACGGCGTCGGTCAGGACGTAGCGCTCGATGACCCGCTCCCGCGTCATGGCGAGGCCCGCCGCGGGCACCCCAGGCACCCGCGGCAGAGCCGGCATGGCCGCGACAGCCGCCAGCCGGCTGGACGCCCGGGCCGCCACGTCCAGGTTGCGGTTGATGCCGATGGCCAGCCCCTCGACCATCCAGCGGCCGTACTGCATCATCAGGCGGGACGGCGACCCGAAGCGAAGCGCCCGCCGGATGGGCTCGACGATGTACCGCTGGATCCAGTTCCTCACGGTGAAGTACGCCTGCCGGATCCGGCTCCAGATGCCGTTCAGGAGGCCGCTGACAATCTGCGTCCCCCTCGTCCACATGCGCTGGATGAGCTGGCCAATGGGGCTGTCGATGGCCCGGTTAATCAGGTTCACAACGCGGGTCCGCAGCGCCCCCAACCGGCTCCCGATGCCGAAGCCGAGCCCGTCAGCCAGGCGCCCGCCTGCGCTCCAAAACTCGTTCCATCGGTTGCGGATGCCGCTCACGATGTTGGTGAGGATTTGCCGAATCGTGGGGAACAGCGTGGGCGCGTTCTCGGACCAACCCCGCCGCAGGCCGGCAACGAACTGGCCGCCGAGCTGGCGGAATCGGCTCACGACGGGCTGCACGATGGGACCGAGCACCCCGCCCAGCCACCGGAAGGCCCCGCCCAGCCCGCTCCACAACCACCTGAACACAGGCCCGACGAGGGGGATGCGCGTGATCAGGCCGATCAGGCGACCACCCAGCCCGCGGATGGCCATGCCCAACGGGCCGCCGGTGCCTCCAGTCGCCACGAGCAGGATGCCGCCGACCAGGGCGCTGATCAGGAGTTCCTTGAAGTTGCGCTTGAACCACTGAGTGAGTGAGGGCTTGAGTTGCGTGTTCCAATAGGTCTTCAGCGCATCCCAGACGCCCGATAGAAACTGCCCAATGGCGGGCAACGTCTCTTGCCCGAGCCTGTACCAGTCGATGCTATTTACAAGGTCGATAACCGCCTGCCCGAACTCCCTGCCTCGCTCGGAGAGCGACCGGATGGCCGAAATCACCATATCGCCGATGTTCCGGCCCAGCCCGCGCCAGTCGCCCTCGCGGATGTTTTGGGCGATTTGGTCGAAGATGTTGGGCGCACGCACGTTGCGCTCGATCTCGGGCCCGAGCACCCGCACGATGCGCACCTGGTCCTCGAACGACAGGTTCAGGCGCCGAACGGCCTGGCGCAGTTCCTCTTGGTTGCGGGCCGTTTCCACCGTCGGCAGGGCTGCAAGCTCTTCCCCATGCAGGCGGATCAGGCGGTTGATTTCTCGCTGGGATACACCCGCCCGCTCAAGCTGCCGCCGGTACAGCTCAAGGGACGCCGACGCCCGGCCGCCCTCCTGGTAGGACGCGCGCCACCAGCCCGTCATCTCGCCGATGAGGTCGATGAGGGGCTGCATCTCACGCTTCAGTAACTGGAGGCGGAACACCAGGCGGTCCGGGATCAGCGCCAGCAGCAACCCGCGCAGGCCGCTTTCCTCCACCGCCGCCCGGGCCTCTTCCAGGGTGTCGCGGAGCGGGCGCAGGAAGTTCTCTTTCAGCCGCACGAACATCGGCTCGAAGGCCTTGGCGATCAGCAGGCGCGTGTTATCCAGGATGGTGTCGACCATGCCCCGCCACGACTCGGCCTGCGCTTGCATCATGCGGGGGAAGCGCTTCTCCATCCCCTCAACGAGGATGCGGATGGCCTTGTCCGCGGGGACGAGGCCCTTAGAGACCATCTTCTGCAGCTCGGCGGTGCTGGTCCCGATGCCCTCGGCCAAGATCTCCCACGCGGGAATGCCGGCCTCGGTCAGCTGGAGCATTTCCTCGGCGCTGACCTTGGCCTTCGCCCTCATCTGCCCCAGGGCACGGGTGATGCGGTCGATACCCTCAGCACCAAGCCCGAGGCCCGCTGCCGCATCGCCGACGGCCTGCAACATCGGCAGAACGTCCTCAGCCGCAAAGCCGAAGGCCAACATCTTGCGCGTGGCCTCAAGCAGCTCGGGGAAGTCGAACGGGGTTTCAGCCGCGAAGTCCGCCATCTGCCGCAGGAACTTGTCGGCCTTCCGGGCAGAGCCCAGCATGGTCGTAAACCCAATGCGGGCCTGCTCCAGGTCGGCGTTCATGCCGATGGCGGCTTCCCGCACGAAGCCCATGGCCCGGCTGGCGCCCTCGAAGATGGCGAAGCCGCCGGCGAAACTCAGAGCCGTGCGGGTCAGGGACCGCACCGACTCCCCCAGCGACCGGAGGGCGCTCCGGGCCCGCCCCGCCGCCCGCTCGACTCCCCTGGAATCGCCGATGATCTCCAGCTCGGCCCGCGCGGTGGCCATCGGCCATCACCCCGGAGGCGGCTGCCTGCGCCGCCACTCGTCGATGTGCTGCTGGTACTCGGCCAATAGTTCAGGGCGGCCGCCCACGTAGGCAGCCGCCCTCTCGGTTTCAATCTGCTGCACCATGGCGTCGGCGTAGGCCAGGAAGGTCAGCCATGGCATCTCCATCATGTCGCGGTGCCCGAACCCGTACCATCGGGCCATCGCGGCGAAGAGGCGGAACAGGCTTACTTCTTCCCCTTCCCCTTCGCCGCCTTGGGAGGGCTCGCCGCGCCGTTCCCCCCGCGCTGCGCCTCAAGCACGAGGCCGACGATGGTCTTGGCCACGTCCAGCGGCATGTCCGCGGCCAGCCGCTCTTGCTCGGCGGGGTCGTCGGTCATCAGCGCCGCGGCCTCGCGCGGAAGGCGCTCCAGCTGCTTCAGCATCTCGTCCGCGTCGTCGGGGTTTTCCAGGCTGCGGCTGGCCAGTTCGATGCGGACCAGCAGTTTGGTCAGGTCGATGGCGCGCTGCGTGGAGATGTCGCGCCGCACCTCGTACTCACGCCCGCGGTAACGAACCCTCACGGGCTCAGGCAGCAGGGCGTCCAGGTCCAGGAGGTCCATCCTGTCACCCCGTTTAGTAGGCCGTCGGCTTGCCGTTGGTCACCGTCACGGTGATGAAGTCGTCCGCGCCCTTCAGCCCGCCGAAGCTGATCTGGTACTCCTGGCTGTCGGTGGACGAGGGGTCCAGCTCGACAACGCTGCTGATCAGCCCCACCGACGGGATGTCGATGTCCAGGCTGCGCAGGCCGGCGCCGCTGCCGTAGGTCTGGCTGATGTGGATGCCGCCCTTGTAGACCTCCGGGGAGGGCGCCGTGCCCGACGGCCCGCCGTAGTACGCCCGTTTGAACCAGCTGGCGTCCTCGAACTTGACCGTCACGGTGCCCTCCAGGTCCCGGTGGATGAGCGGGATGTCGGCCCGCACGATGTCGGCCGCCTGGTCGCCGTCGTCGAAGATGTTCTGGACGGTCAGCTCGAACTGCGTAATCACGCCGCTGATGTCCGCGCCGTCAAGCGTGTACGTCCCCTGCCAGAACATGAAGGGGTCGTCGGTCTCGTAGCTCTCCGTGGAGGCGGTGACCTCGGCTTCGGTGATGCCGAGGTAGGCGACTTCCAGCACGATGGGCTGGCCCGCCTCGCCCCGCACCGTGATCTGCTGGATGCGGCAGTCCTGGATGCGGCGCCGGACCACGCCGGCGATGCTTTCCTCGATGGAGCACCAGGGCAGGTCGCCCGGGGCGCTGGGCTTGATGGTGTGGGTGTAGGGCCCGCTCCCCGACACCGTGTCGGAGCCCAGGAGCAAGGCAAACAGCAGCGCCGTGATGTCCGGCCGGGCGAACGTGGCGAACTCGCCGTCGGGCCGGAACTGGGACTTGTAGGCGAAGGCAGGGAACTCGGCGCCGGCGCCGGCCCCGAACCGCACCCGCTCGATCTCCTGCTCCGGGCTCATGTTCGTGGCGTCGGTATAGGGAACAAAGTGAGTCGGCCCGGTGGCCGTGCCCTTGTCCGTCTGCTTCCCCACACCGATGTACCCCGTCCGGGGATAGCGCGGCATCAGCCGTCACCCCTCTTCTTCTCCGCGTCCTTGGGCACGGGCTCGGCGTAGCCGGCCGCGATCAGGGCCTGGGCCTGCTCGTCGGGCAGCTCGACCATGTCGCCTGCCCGGACGACCCGGCGCAGGGACGGGAAGTGGCGGTCCGGCCCCACCCAGCGCACCTTCATGGCTCGTCCCTCCATGCCTCCAGCCGAAAGGTGTGGCCGATGTACTGCGGTTGGCCCGCCTCATCGGGCGGGAGCACCACCACGGGCTCGCCTTCGGTGATCAGGGAGCCGTACACCGCACCGTTCAGCCCCTCGTTCACGCGGAAGGCGTCGATGATGGCCTTGACCTGGGCCTTCATCCGCGCCCAGTACTGCTCCAGCGTCTTGCCCTCGGCCGGCCAGTAGCAGGCGATGTCCCAGCGGTAGACCGCCCGGACCTGGCGCGCCGTCTGCGACGACTGCTGAAACCCCGCATAGACCACCGTCGCCGCCGGCAGGGCCCGCCCGATCTCGCGGGCGGGGTAGTCGTACACCCGCTGGATGCCGGTCACGCCCTGCAAGATGGCGACGATCTGCCGCTCGATGTCCACCATCACCGGGACACCAGCCTCATGGCGATCCGCCGGGCCACGGCGCCCACGATCCGCGGGGCCCGGTTCCTTACGTCATCCAGCGCCGCCTTCAAGTAGCCGCGCCCCGACAGCCCCCGCCGGCTGATGGCCCGGCGGACCAGGAACGCTATCGCCTCGACCTTGAGCCGGGCCGACGCGCCCCGCGCCGCTCGGCCGGACGGGGTCACCAGGCCCATCTTGGCCCGGTTGCGCCATACCCAGTTGTAGATGGGCTGGTGGGGCGGCCAGTGGGGGCGGGCTCCATCTTCCATGGGGGCGGCGTGGCGACGGGTCGACCCGATC